CAGATGAAACACCTCTGCCAACGCCATCATCTCCGTCTGGACGCCAAACATCATTCCAGAAATGCGGCCCGAACCCGCCGGGCAAAAGGTGGGCAACTCGACATGGAGGATTTCCTTTGCGAGAACTGACCCCCGAAGAGCATGAAGTGATGGTGCATCTTGTCGAGGCATGGAACGCCTTCCTCAATCTGCCCATTCAACACGGCGACGATATCACCGAGTTCAGGCACGGGGTCCATCGCCTTCAGGAGAAAGTCTTGTCCAGACCATCGAGACGCATGGACGGGCAGGGGAGGTTCGCATGACGACCTTTCGTATCCATTTCAAAGATCGAACAACTATCGACGTCGATGCCGAGAACCCCGACCGGGCTTGCGATATTGCGAAGGAGCGGCGTCAGGGAATCGTGAAGAAGGTCAAGGTGCTGAAGGAAAGTGCTAATGACTGATGCAGTGCGGCTGTGCAGGTGCCGTATACGGAAAAAGTATTCCTGTGCGGAATAGTTTCTTGCGACCTGCAAAGGCGGGAGAAATTCCCAAAATAAACATATACTTTATGCGCTCGACTTAAAGTGAAAAATTAACCTGAATGTGATCTTTCGTTTACGAACTCGCGGCCCTGCTGGTTGATTTCTGCGAAATTTGAGGCATCTTGGCCTGCATGACGGCGCGATGCGTCGCAAAGCCGGCCAGCCTCAGGCGTATTTTCTTTTTCTGGGAGGCGCTTCATGAAGCGCAGAGCATTTCTCGCTATGCTGGGCCTGGCTCCCGCTGTTTCGACGGCGACGGCCAAAACCGCCAAAATCCAAGTGCCTGAGATGGCTCCGGAACTCCCGCTCGATTTCGAGAATGGGGTGCTCATGATAAAGCGCGCCATGCACCACAAAATTGCCGTCGGGAAGATCTCGAACGGAGGCGGCTCTGCGGTGTTAAATCTTCAGACCGCAACTCTTGAGATTTATGACTGAGCGCCATTTCGTTTCTGCAGGGTAGAGCAGTCTGGTAGCTCGCCTAGCTCATAACCAGGAGGTCCCCGGTTCGAATCCGGGCTCTGCAACCAAATTCACCCGGGAGATTGCCATGCTCAAGACCATCGCGGCGCACATCTCGACCGGCCTGAGTGTCATCGCTTTCTGCGCCGGCTTCGGCTCCTGGGCATTCGACGCCTATGCGGATCAGGTGATTGACAAGGCGGTGACCGAGAAACTGGCGCCGCTGACAGAGACGATCGATCGGCAGGCTGTGCAGATCAACGGTTTCGCCACCCAACAGGCAGTTCAGGCCGAGCAACTACGGATCCTACAGTCCAGCCAGCGCGAGGCAAACCGGGACATCAAGCTCATCCTGCGGGAATTGAGGTCGAACTGACAGATTCACGGAATCGCCCTGCGTACCTCCCCCAGCTATACCGGCTACCTGGGCATCAAAAGCTGTACGCTCGCATCCCAAGAAGGTTCTCCGTTGCAGGGCGGCCGTTGGCAAGCGGTTCATAGTTGACGGGGAAGCGGCAGCGCCGGGGAAATTCGACTTATGGACGATGGCTTCAAGATCCTTCGCCATCGCCAGTTTCCTAAGATCGGTGGTCGTGCTGTCCGGGAAGGCGTGAAACGTGAAGCGCCAGCCAAGCGCGGGTACGACTATATCTGGTCCAAGGTATCGACGAGGTTCCGGCGAGGTCATCCGTTTTGCCGGTTCTGCGAGCAAAAGGGCTTCGAAGCAACACCGGCAGATGTTGTCGACCACATTATCCCTGTCGAAGATGGTCCAGACCTCAGGTTGACTTGGTCCAATTTCCAGTCGCTTTGCAACTCCTGCCACAACGGGCTGAAGAGGCGTCTCGAGGCCTATGCCAGAGAGCACGAAATGATCGACAAGCTCCCAGAGTGGTGCGCCAACCCGGAGAGCCGACCCCGTAAACTGCGCCGGTGACTACAATGGGTCGAAACCCAAAGACTGACGCACAGAAAATTGCCGAAGGCACCTACAAGGACTCCAGATCGGAGCAGGCACGGAAGACCGCCGCGGTCTCCAACGTTCTGGCGTTTCCGGTCGAGACCTCGATACCGAAGTGTAAATTCCCGCTGCCTGAGAACGGCGCAGGAATGCAAACCTACAACGATTATTGCCAGCGCCTTCTTAAGGCTGGGCTGCTTACCAAGGTCTCCTTGGAGTTCGTCACGACGCTGGCGATCACTGACCACAAGATCGAAGCCGCATTCAAGGCCGGCAAGGCGCCAGCGAGCCGGGATCTGATCGTCAAAAACTCGATCGCCTCCAAGCTGGATATGCTGAATGTCGACCAAGACGTTGTCACGGGGCAGACGAAAAAAGGCGTCTTTGGGAAAAACGGTTTCCCGGCGCGACTTCGATTATCTGCCGCGCATCACGCTCGCCGTCCCAAGTGAGGACGGGACAGCCGAGGAAGAGGTTGAATACCCGGATTATCCGACGATCGCCAAGCTCTATGCCGAGATGGTGGTTTCTGATGATATCCCCGCTTGCCGGTATGTGAAACAGGCCTGCAAACGATATCTCGACATGCTTAAGGTAGCGGCCAAGCCGCGATCCGGGTTCTACTTCTCGGACGCCTGGTCCGTCGATGTCTGCGACTTCTTCGACAAAATGGCGGTGCCGACTGGCGGACGGAAGGGCGACAAGCTGGTTGCCCAACCATGGCAGATCATGGGCTTCTGCCATATCTTTGGCTTTCGGAGGAATAACCCCGATTATCCCAACGAGATCGGCGCCCGCCTGGTGCGTGAGGTCTATTGGGAAGTCCCCCGCGGTTCCGGCAAATCTCCGACCGCTGCGGTGCTCGGTCTTTATTGCTGGCTGAATGAGGACGAGGTCGGTTCCCAGATATTTATTGGTGCCCCGAAGGAGGAACAGGCCAGATACGTCTTCGACCCGATGTCGGTGATGGTAAAAAACACACCGGAGCTGCAAGAGCACTACGGGATCGACGTCACCAAGAAACTGATGACCCGGCACAATGATGCTGCTGCCAAGGTTCGCATGATCTCCTCGATCGCTGATCGTGAGGATGGCGCCAACCCGCATGTCGTCATCATGGAAGAGCTTCACGCCCAGGACGAGGGCCTGTTCAACGTAATGGACTCCTCGCTCGGAAAGCGGATCAACAACCTGTTCATCTCGATCACGACGGCCGGAAACAGGGCCCAAGGGGTCTGCTGGAATACGCGGAAGCGCCTGATCAACGTCCTCGCCGGCATCGCTGATGAACCATCATTCTTCGGTGTGATCTACACGCTGGATGACAACGAGATCAAAGACAAGCGCATCGCCCACGATCCGAAGCGGTGGATCAAATGCAACCCGATGTGGGGTATCACGCTTTCGCCATCATCGCTGATGGAGCGTTTGGCAAAAGCGAAAACGCAGAGCGAGGCCGCAGTGCTCGAGTTCGAGCGCACCCGCCTCAATATCTGGTCCAACGGTGCCGGCGGGCTGATTTCCGACGAGAATTGGGCGGCATGCGAAGTCAAAGGGCTCGACATTCTCGACTTCCGCGGCGAAACGGCATTCATCGGCGCCGATCTGGGGTCCAAGAACGACCTGTCATCGATCGGCATTATCTTCGAACGCGACGGCAAGCTCGCAATCTTCAATGAGCACTTCGTTCCATCGAAGTCGAAGTCATTCTTGCATGAGGAAATGGGGCCGCTTTACACCGGCTGGGTGAAGACCGGGCACCTCACGATGACCAACGGCCCGATCACCGATTACAACGTGATCGAAGACCGGATCCGGCTGTGGTGCTCACTTTTTGATGTCCGTTATATCGGCTTCGACAGTTACCAGTCCAACCAGATCCTTTCCAGTCTCTACAATGACGGCATTCCATGCGGTCAGGTGGCCGCGGGAGTGAAAACGGTATCCGATCCCACAAAGGATCTCCTGGCTCGCATTGAGGGGGCACTCCTCGAGCACGATGGCAACCCGGTCACGCGCTGGATGGCGATGAACGTGTGCGGGTACTTCGACAAGCGCGGCAATGTCCTTGCCCAGAAGGATGACCAGCATTCGATCTACAAGATCGATGGCTTCGCAGCGCTGATCAACGCCAATGTCGCGCGCATGGACGCCATGCTTGACGCACCGAAAAAATGGAAGTCGGTCTACGAAATTCGTGGCGGGCTAGCGGGTGAAGAGAATGAGTGAGACCGCTAAAGCTCTGGAAGTTCTGCACCAGACCATTCCCATGATGGCCAAGGCGACGACTGGCGTTGATCAGGTTTCGCCGATTGATGGATGGCTTGCTGATCTCTACGGCTACTACCCCTTTGGAGAAAACCGTCCGCTCCCTTTGGATGAAGCGGTCCAAATCTCGGGCGTTTTGATCTGCCTCGATGTACCGGCTCAGGACATCTCAAAAACGCCTCGGTATCTGCGGAGAAAGCTGAAAGGCGGCGGCTCTGAGATCGTCGAACCTAGCGAGCACTGGCTCGCCAAGATGCTCGCGCTGGAGCCCAATCCTTGGCACACCTGGTCCGAATTCATCGAAATGATGGTGCTCCATCTCGGGGCGGTTCGGAACGCATTCGTAGCCAAGAAGATTTCCCGTGGCGGCAAGGTTGAGCAACTGATCCCGGTACTCCCCGGACGGGTCCGCATCTTTGTCGATGAGGCTCAGCAGCAATACAGTTACGAAGTTGAGAGGCTGACACCCAACGAGCGGATGATGCTCGCGAAGTTTCAGGACACTTTGCTCCAAGACGAGCTGATCCATTTCCGCGGGCGTATGTTTGACGGGCTGTTCGGGTTCTCGAATCTGGATGCAGGATCCAAGGTCATGGGCTTCTCGAAAGCCCTGATGGATTATCAGACCCGGCTGTACAAGAACGATGGATCGGTCCGCGGTGTTTTCCAGATGCCAAAGGAGCAGACCGAGCCTTTGCCGGAGCCGGTGTTTAAGCGCTTGAAAGAGCAGCTTGCAAACCGTTGGCAGGCATCACGCGAAGCCGGCGTTCCGATCGTTCTCGAGCAAGGCATGCAGTTCGCTTCGGTCGCCATGAATGCTGATCAGGCTGAAGTCGCGAAAAACAGGGACAAGGCCGTCGAGGATATCGCCCGCATCTTCCGGATCCCGCCGCACAAGATGATGCACATCGTCAACGTGAAGTACGAGAACATGGAGACGCTGGAGAAATCCTACGTCCAGGACACGCTGATTCCGATCTGCAAGATCATTGAAGAGCGCCTGACACGGTCTCTCCTGAACCCCGATGAGCGGCTGGAATATTTTGTCGAGTTCGATCGCGACGCGATGCAGCTTACCGACGTCGAGAAGCAGGCGAAGATGATCGAAACCATGATGGATCGCGGCGCGATGACGATCGATCAGGCGATGATGCGCCGCGGCATGAACCCTCTCCCGAATGGCGCCGGCAACGTCCGGCTGATCCCGCAGGGTTACCACCTCGTCGACGCCAACAACAACATCATCATCCAAGCCGGCCAACCCACCAAGGAAGAGCCGGCCGACGAAAACCCGGAAGAACCGACCGAAGATGAAGACAAATCCATCGGGCCGTTCCCAGAATTGAGGGCAGTGAAATGACCAAGCGCGTTTCCATTGACGAGATCGTCGCAAAGCGCCGTGCCTCTGCGGATGACACCGGCAAACTTTTCAAGGCGGTCATTCTCGACGAGGCCGAGGAGAAAGCGGGGTATGACCCTGACAAGCGCGCCCAGCGGTTCATCATGTCGAGCGAGCGCGTGGACCTGTATGGCGACGTTGTTCGGCAGGAAGGCATCAAGCTTGACGACTTTCTGAAGAATCCTGTGGCGCTGGCATACCATAAACATTCGGCGCCGATCGGCTGGTGGAAGGACGTCACCAAGATCAACGGGCGCCCCAAGCGCACAGAAGGAGTTCTCACCCTTCACGCGGCAGGCACCACGGAAAGTGTCGACGAGATCGACCGTCTTCTGACGGCATCGGCCATCAAGGCGTGTTCGATTGGGTTCATGCCGATCGATGCAGAATGGATCGTTGATGATGAAGGCCGCAACACCTGGGGCCTCGACTTCATCGAATCCTCTATGTTGGAATGCTCGGTTTGCTCGGTTCCGGCGAACCCGGACGCGCTGGCCAAGGCAGCCGGCGGCGATATGCGATTGGCAGCCGAGATGTTCGAGCGCTTCCTCGATACCTACTGCGAGAAAACCGCCGGCGGGATCGTAGTGCGTAAGGATTTCGAGGACGCATACCTCAGGATGAAGGAACCGAAGACGATCGTGGAAACCTCGACGCCGGAAGACACCGCACGCACAGTTATCACGCTCGAACTCGACACCACCGAAGCGGAGCGCCAGGCAGAGACGTTCCTGGCCAAATGGTCGAAGAAGTTCGGCGAGATTTTCAAGGCCCCGATCGAGGAAGACCCCGTCATCGAGCCAAAGGCTGAGCCGGTTCTCGAGATCGAGCCTGAGCCGCAAGCACCGGCACTGATCGCCGGCTCCCGCCAGAAGGCGCTTCTTGCCTCAACCCGTATCAAGCAGTCGCTGCGAGAGCGCGGCATGCTGGACTGATCCCAGCACGGGATGCCCTCCGGGGCGAAGTTGCGGGCGCCATGTGGCGCCTTTTCTTTTTCCACCAGTCTTCGAAAGGAAACACCATGAAGACGCTTGAACAGCTTCGCGCCGAGCTGACCAAAGCCCTCGGCGCGCTTGACACCTTCGAAAAGGGAATCAAGGGCGATGACGGCAACCCGCGCGACATGACGGAAGCCGAGTTTGATGAGCACGCAAAGCTCATTGATGTCGTTGAGGCGGCGGTCAAGGCCGTTGATGCCCGTGAAAAGTCGGATCGTATCCGCGCCACGTTTGGTGCCCCCGCGGACGGCGAGCAGGGCCGCGTCCCGGCATCCCCGAAGGCTGACCCGGAGCAGTTCCGCTCCTTCGGTGAGTTCCTGACCGCCGTTGCTCAGGACGGAATGAACAAGGGCGACATCAGTTCCCGCGACAAGCGCCTGAAGTGGGAAATGATCAAGGCGGCCGGCGCCAACGAAGCAGTGCCTTCTGAAGGTGGCTTCCTGGTGCAGACCGACCACTCGACCGAACTTCTCGGCATGATGCACGAGATGGGCGATATCATGAGCCGTGTCCGCGACATCCCGATTTCGAGCAATTCGAACGGGATCTCCCTCCCGGCGATCGACCAGACCTCGCGCGCAAC